CTTAACTTCTCCATTATCCACTTTAGCAAGAGAATCTATTTCAATCTCTTTGTTTGTAGAAGAGATAAGTTTGTTAGTTTTTACTGCCATTATAGACTCCTAACGTTATATCTTTGTCTCCATTTGATTTCTTCATTCATTTGATTGTTTTCAGTGTTTTTAATAATCTCCCAAGCAACTTCCTGTTTTACTTTAAATCTGTCCATAACTTCCTGAACATTTAATCTTTTTGGAGATTTATAAGGAATCTTTTGTCTTACTAACGCTTTATACATATCTTCGCTTATTTCTACTGGAGTTTCAAAAGGAATTTTTACTCCATTGGCAATTGCGAAACTTTCATCAAAATCCATAGAATCAACTGGAGTTACTATAACTTTGTATGTTTTCTTTGTCTTTTTGCTTTTATTTACATTTACATTCTTTACTGCATCGGCAACGGCGGAAGCCGTAGCCTTTGTGTTTTTATTAGCCATTTAATCTCCTTATACTGAAGTTACTATGATTGTTGGAATTGTAGTTGAAGGGTCTTTGATTGCAAGAATCTTCCTTCCTGCTCCAAGCCCAGCAGGGAATGTATAATTCTCTCCATTTCTTACTTCAACTATAGTGTCTTCGTCTATAGTGATATAACCATTCTCTGTTTTTGAAAGCCCAACAGTTAGCCATCCGCCTGTTCTGTTTTGCACCTCGCTTCCATTATTATTGTCATAGTCTCCTATAACAAAACCGTTTCTTATTCTTTCAACTTTGTATGCCATATCTTTCTCCTTAGCTGAAGTTTACTTTGACTTTTACGCAACCAAGTCTCTCTGGATACAATACTTTAGCTCCAAGCCATCCTTTCCATCCTGCAGTTCCTTTTCTTCTAAGAGGGTCTGATGTTCCTGCACTTCCTATAGGCTGGAATATGAACTCTACTCTTCTTTTTCCTCTTACTGGAATATTTGCCGTATGCTCCCTTCCAAATACGCTGATTTCAGTTATATATTCTCCAGCATTGCCTGTTGATTCGATATAGGCATTTTCATTCTCTACAAATCTTACATTCCCCATGATACCTACTTCATTCTCAATTTTTCTTCCTTCGTATTTCTCCTCTGGGACAAAATTAGGATTATCCCTTAATCTTTCACTAACTATTGGATGAACTACTGCAGTGTATCTTGCTCTAACGGGAACTGTTCCAAAGTTTGGAGAAGATGTTACTACTTGATTTACTGGTCTTGCACCGCTTAATTTAAGTCTTACGGTCATATTTCTAAGAGCTTCTGTAAATGCATCGTCAACTACGTTGTTTGAACCTGCTCCGTTAGTTGACAAATCTACAAAATGTCCAGCTCCGTTAATATATAAATCTCTGTAGAATCCGTCTACTATAAGCCCTGCAAGCTCTCCCATCTGTCTTGCGGTTTCAGACAAAGTCCATTTGTCATGGAAAGTTTTTAGCTCTTCAGTATAAGGTATCCAATCTCCAATAGGGAATACGCTTGCTTTTGTTTCTACAAGCTTCATATTTCCTTTGCTAACACCAGAATCTCCCTCAGGCAATATGAAGTTATTATATTCTCCTTTAGGAACTAAAATCATATTCTCTTCTACATTATTCCCAGCTACGTCAAAATCGTTTCCTGTTATTGTTCTGTTTACATTATTTGCAAAATACAAATCAGCCATTCTTACCCATTTTCTAAATATAATCTCTTTACCGTTGTTTGTAGGCAAAGATTTTTGAATAGTGGCGAATCTGTCAAACACTGCGTTTTGAACTAGATTTGCCAATAATTGTTTATCGACATACGCTTGAAGCTTAGCTCCAAGTGCACTTCCTAAATTATCTCCGAATCTAAGCATTTTTCACTCCTTTCTAAAATAAATTTCCAAACATTTCTTTTTCTATTTGTTTAAAATAATCGTCGTCATCCCAAACACGGTCGTATTCGTCAATCTGAGATTCTTTTATCTCATTGTCCGCATTTGGAATATTAAGCTCATCGCTTTCTTCTTTGCTTTTTTGTTCTTCTTTGTTCTCATCTCCCTGCTTCTCATAGGCCATAAGGTATGCATCTTGCCAAGAGACAGCGGGATTTACAGCTTTTATCTTCAATGCCACTGGATATAGCCTGTCAAACTCCCCGCTTTTAATACTGTCAACAAATGCGGGAAACACTTCAGGCTTATACACTTCAGCCTTAAAATCATCCGGAAGTTCGTTATATACGCTTGCAACTTTCCCAGCAAGCTCAGGGTCTGTTTCAACTACGTCATTCCAGAAATCACTTATAGGGTCTGATGCTTCTTTAACCTCTTCTTTAACTTGAGGTTTGTATTCTTTTGTCTTTTCATCAAGAAAATCAAAGCTCTCAAGCTCAATACCGTATTTATTTGTAAAGTAGTTTATAGCTTCCTTTTTTCCTTGCTTCAAATCAGCAATAGCCTGTAAGTCTTCCAAATCTATGCCGGCATCTTCTATAAGTCTTATATAACCTTTGTATGGCTTTATTTTTGCCATTTCTGTTTCGAGTTTAAAGCCTTTTTGCATTAAGGCATAGGCTTCTTCTTTGCTTTCAATCGGTATTTCCCTGCCTTTAAATTTAATAGGCTCGTCAATAAATATAGCTCCTTTTGGTATATCTGAAGCTTCTATGCTTACGTCTTTTTCTTCTTTAGGCTCGTCAGCTTCAAGCCCACCTGCTTCTCTTACTATATCTTTCTTCTTCTCCTCGCCTTCGACTATCTTATTTACTTCTTCCTCAGTCTTTTTCTCGTCTTCGTTGTCAAAAATAATATTTGGATTGTCTAAATCCACCTCGTCCCAAGCCGTATCGTAGTCATCAAAAAGCTTCTCTTCATTGACATCCTCTTTCTGAGGAGTAGTCAAATTCTTCTCATCATTCTTCATCTAAACACTCCTGAATGTATTTGCTAAGTATCTGTCTTGCCATAATTTCGTCTCTTGCTCCTTTTTCTCCTACATCTTCATTCAGACTCAAATATATTATATCATCTTTAATGAAACATTCAATGAAATATTTAAACTCATCAATATTCATTAACACTTCCAAACTTTGCTTTAATTTCTTCTTATTTTTCTCTTGAACCATTCTCTTTACCGTCCTTTATCTTTGCTATTACGTCCGCATATTTGTTAGCTATATCGGCGTCAGTGCTTGCAATCTCTTTAGCTGTTTTTGTTGCTACGTTTTTGGTTCTTGCAAGAGCGTTTTGAGCAAGAGCTGATTCTTTCATAGCTTTTGCCTTTTTAAGCTCAAGCTCAGTTTTCATATTCTCTTCTTCAAATGGATTAGGTTTAGGCTCGTATTCTCTTATCATCTTTGCTGTTTTTTCTAAATCAAGAAGCTCTGCAAAATCTGCTATTAGATGCTTTGTAACTTCAGGAGAAATTGAACCGTTGGCAATTAATGGAGAGGCTTGTTGCAAGAACATATTTATAGCGTTTATTTTTATCTGTTTAAGCCCGTCAGTTCCAACTTTTATATCTATATCGTATTTTGCGTCGGCTTTATCGAATATATCGTCTATCTCCTTCATAATAAGAAGCATAGCTTTTCTTTTGGTATCTTCAGGAAGTTCGTCTATTCCGTATTCTGCTATAAGTTTATTTGTCTCTTTTGTCCTAAGCTCTATAAGATTAAATCCGGTTATATCTTCTATCTCTTTATCACTTAAAAATTTCCTCATCATCTCAACCCACATCATAAACATCTCTCTAAGACCTTCAGCTACGTTATCAACTATGTCAAGGAGTCTTATTTGTGATTGAGTCATAGTTGCTGAGAATTGAGTTGCGGTTGATTTCGTATCGTTTACTCCTACAATTCCCTGCATATATTTATTGACTCCAGTAAGACTTTCGGTTTGCTGTTCTATCAAAGAGAGAATATTATAGACTGAAGCTGGTAGCTCGTTAAAGTTTCCGTCTGCAGTTACCTGATTTAGAGGTGCTGTTGAATTTACCTCTACTACTCTTTCTCCATTCATAAGCCTTTTGAAATTTACTGAATCCAAAGCTCCCTTTTTTACAAACTTTATTCCGTTGTTTGCCTGAGCTATATTGTCCATTATTCCTCTTACTATAGCAGTGTAAAACTTTTGCTCTTCGTCTATTATATCGGCTAACGCTTTTCCCCATACTTCAAACACTTCATCGTCAAATCTTATGCATACAAAAGGCGGTTTCTTAAACGGATATGGGTTTTCTTTAGCTTTTAGAAGGAATTTTTTAGAAAAGCTTCTTTGACTTCCGTTGTCGTTTATTATGATTGAAGGCTCTGCTACTACTGCTACGATAGGCTCTGTTATTCCGTCCCCGTCAATATCAATCTCTCCCCAATATTCGTATATCTTAATCTTCTTTCTTTCCTTGTCTTGAAATGAAAACTGATAAGGATTGCTTGGATGTATCTCTTCTCCATCAAGCGTATCGGCTTCTTCAGTCTTGCTTATAAACTCTTCTAATCTTCTTATGTCTTCTTCGCTAAATTGAGGTTCTTGTCTTAAGGTGGATATATCTGTTGAATATTTATAAATAATAAATTTAGCTTCGTTTACGTTGTCTGCAGTAGGGTCTATAACAATGGCTTCATTTCTTATAACCTTTGCAACAGGTCTGTTATGAATAACTTCTTCTTTGTATATCTTAAAACCATCGTCAAGCTTTTCTACCTTCGCCCCTCTTGCAATCCAATCGTCTATATTGCTTGGAAGTCTTTTTACTATAAACTCTTTCTTCTTTGTCTTCCTAAACCATCCTACTCTTATCCAGCAAGTGCCTTCTTTAGTTATCTGCTTTGCGATTGATTTTAAGAATTTCTTCTTTTTGAATCTATAATTAAAGAAATGATTTATGCATCTTTCGTCTATCTTGGCTTTGTAATAATCGTTTGCCGTTCTTGGGTCGCACTCAACTATGGTTTTTGTTCCTATAAACGGTTTTACTATGTTAGGTATAAGAGCGTTTACCTGCTTCTTTATAAGCTTCCATACAAGCTTGCTTCTTCCTTCTACCTCATTTCCGTAAGGTTTACCATCATAAGCGTCCAGCCATTTTTGAATATCTGCTATTATTCCCTGATTTGTAAAACTTGCACTGTCTATATCCCTTGATATTATTTCAAGAATTCTTTCCCTATTCATCAATCTCTCCATATATTTTATATATATCATACATATTATCATACATTCTAAACATATTAAAGACGTTATTTAAATTATCCAAAGGATAGTATATAGCCTTTTTGTAATATTTCTCCAATGCTTCGTTTAAAGCCCTGTTTGTTTTTATTAACGATTCGTATCTTCCTGAAAGTCTATTAATTCTTACAGCCTGGATTGTTTTTGCTCCTAAGGCTATTCCCTGAACATAATTACCGCTGTAAAACTGATAAAGACTTATAACAGCTCCAAGTATCTCATTTATATCTTTGTCCTTTATCTGGCTTGTCATAGCTTCAAACATAACTGTTTTAAAAACTGAAGATAGAGACGGAGATACAAAAAAGCTCATAATAAGAGTAAACAGCCATCTAAACAGCTTAGTTTGATACCACTTTATTTCTATCTCTTCTTCGGCATATATAAGAAAATTTAGATGCTTTGAATATATATCGTATTTGTTCTTCAATGGAGATTTTCTAAGCTTGTCTATCGGAAGAAAATATAATGCTTGGTCTGTATTTGATATAAAAGTGTCTCCTATCTCTATTATTCTGTCTCCATTTTCCCATCTATATACAAAATCATAGCTGTTTCCCTGCTGATTTGTAAAAGTTACTACAATAGTCTTTGGATTATCTGAAGTTCCGTATATCTCTTCAATAAGCTTCTTTGTATCTTCATCATCGTATCTTGCAGTAAGAGATATGATAACTTCTCCTATTGCATCGTTATTGAATCCTTCGTCTTCTTCGAGTTTCTTTCCTACTATTCCGTTATGAGAGTAAAATACATATCTTCCTTTATTATCCCCCTGCCATTGTCTATAGCTTTTTACCAAAACAGCCATAAAATCATAATCGCTTCTTGAAGGAACAAGTCCAAGTTTCTTGTAGCTTTCATAGTTATAGAAGAATATAGAATCTTTTATCAGGGACTCGAGAAGATTGTCTATATCAACTCCAAGTCCCTGAAGCCTAAGTATTGCGTCTGAATATCCTTTTGAATCTCTTACCTTTACAGCTTGCCAATCTCTTATAGTTCTGTGAGAATTAAATCCCATCAAAGAGCCTCTAAATCTATAATCTTCCCTTGAACGTCTAAAACAACTCCGTCATCTATCTCGATACCGCATACTATCCTGCATTCTCCTTGCGGGACTACAGTGTCGTTTTGAAGATGAACGTGAGCGTTTTGAGTAAATAGCATATTCGTAGTCATATTATCAACTCTGTTTTCCAAAGCTGTTACTCTATTGTCAAGAGAAGTTATAGATATATTTATTTGAACTATATCGTTTTTATTCTGATTTGCAAGAGAGTTTACGTCGTCTACCGTTTGAGATAGATTATCTAAATTAGTCTCGATATTTGCAACCTGTCCTTCAAGACTTTTAGGAGCAAATTTATTGCACATATTTGAAAGAGCGTCTTTTAGATTGTCTTCGCTAAAACAATCGTTGTTGCTTATAAGAACATTTTTGTCAGATACTTCGCATCCCATCGCATTATCTCCTTGATTGTTATTATTTCCAGATGTTATCTCCTGTTCGCAACTGTCGCTGTAAACTAAATGAACCTGCTTTTTACCTAAAGAATATGCAGGTTTTACATATACGTTTGCACTTGTATCGTTTCTTATGACAAATATAACTCTGTCTTGAATATAGAAACTTTTATCTTCCGACGGAACATCATCCGTAACACATACATATATATCACCGCCCATAGGCTGTATTTTATAGCACCCTTCGCTTCCAAGAAGAGTAAAGCTGTCGTAAGTTATATTTACTGAACTTGTCATAGCCAATCCTTAATTGTAGATAAGGAATATATAATCTCCGTTTGCATAGTCGTTTCCTGTGAAATTGTTAATCTTGAATTTGACGTAATCCAAATTTCTTTCTATAACAACCAAATCTCCCTTTTCATCCCATCCACCTCCTTCTCCGTTTCCTACTGCAACTTTGTAATTCGTATCTTTCTGATTTGTCTTAAAGTGCCATATGATATCTGTTCCTGAAGAGCTTGGCAATTCAACTCCGCCGTAATTCTCAGCATCGTCTCCAAAAATTGAAATTCTGTTTGCATTGCTTATATAGCAGAAACCAAAATTCCCTTCCATTGAATATTCCGCTATCCTCATCTGACTTGGAGTTTTTATACCGTTTGCTATATAGAAATTATCTTTTCCTATTCCTGCAATATTTGTCAAATCAAAAGACGAATAGGAATGAGAGCCTGACACTGAAGCTATTAAATCATCATCAAGATACAGCCTTACTTCTCCTGCATCATATTGGATAGTAAACTGTCTAAAACTGTCTTGAAAATCGCTTGGATTTATAGTTATATCCTGATTGTCAAGCGTTCCTGTAGTTGAAGATGGAGTGAAGTTTGGATTTGGAATAGCAAATATAACATTGCTTCCTTCGTTCATTATTATAGGAATCTTCTCCTCGCTGTCTCCAGTTACTTTAATATTGCTTGAGAAGAAAAGATTAAAGCTTATTGTATATGGAACGGTAAAATCTCCAGAAATTGTCATATACGGCCATCCGTTAGTCCATCCCTGATTTCCAGCACCAGCAAATCCCCAATTGCTTTTTATCTTTCCATTTATGAAATTGCATCCAGATACGTTTGAACATCCATTTCTATCAAGCGAATAATCGGTGTCTTTAAATACAGTGTTGTCGTTATCGCATCCTCCGCTTACTATATCGTCAAACGGAAGTTTTACAAGAATTGACGAATCGTCTATATTAGGCTTATGGCATTCAACGGTATTGCTTGATACGGAACAATGATTTTTCTCGTCATTCAAAACATTTACCATAGACGAGTCAATTACGCCGTTAAACAGCCTTAGATGGTCTATATTTAAAGATTTTCCGTTATCGTCGGCTTCTACTATCAAATCGTCTCCTGAAGCAAATATAGCCACTATATTGCTTAGTTTCTTATTTGAATCTATATATGCTTCAAACAGTGTGGAATCTTTGTCCCATACGAAAGCAAAATGATGGATTGAAAAATCATTCTCCATTAAAAGAGATTCATTCCCGTTTATATTGACTGCTATATAGTTTTTGCCGTTTATCTGCTTATTATAGGCAAGATTAAAACCCGTAGAGGATAATCCTTTTTCTCCTTCAACTCTTCCATAAAAGCTTATAGACTGACTGTTTGAAGTAAAAAGCTTGTTTGCTCCAGAAAGAGTAATATTGCCTTGCTTTACTTTAACTCCTTTGCCTATTGTCATATTTATATATTCAACCTGTCCGTTTAGAGTCCATTCCATATCAATCCTTTGATTTCAAAGAGTTTTCAAATTCAAACAAAGCTTCGCACATACCGTTTTTAAATATATCCGTTTTACAGTAGTCTTTGCTTACGAAATATCCCGATGTTTTTGAACAGTAATCATCTGAAGAACAGCATATAGAGCTTAATACGTCTTTATACAGTTTGCTGACCTCATCGTTTCTAATGATATCTGGAACGGCACTGTTTCCTTCATCGTCGGTAAGAAGTCCTGAAGAGAACATAAAAGCCCAATTCTTAAGCTGAGTAGATAGCAAGTTCATCTTTATATTATCATCAAAGCCTTTAATCTGTCTGTCTGTAAACAGCTTTTGGCTTACTATCTGCTCAAATTGAGCCTTTGCGTTTATAACTGATTGATTTGATAATTCTATGTCCCTTTTTCCTTTCTCTACGGCTATTAAATGCTCTTCCTTTTGTATCTTCTTTATTCCAAGCTCTACTTCCAAATGTTTTATAGCTTCTTTTGCTTTTTCTATCTCTGCATCAAGAAGAGTTAAGTCCTTTGGAGCTTTCTGTTTTAACAGCTCTTTTTCAATCTCTATAGTCTCAAGCTTTCTTTTTGCTTCTTCAACCTGCAAAGCCGATAAATCTTTATTCTCCTTTGCTATTGCTACGTCTATGGCTTTTAGCTTCACTTCCTCTTTTAAAGCTTTCAGCCTTTCTCTTTCTTCAAGAAGCTGAATTGTCTTTATAGGGGCGTTCATAGCTTCATTTATTGCTACTGGAAGAACAGAAGATAAAATATTTGCCAAATCATTCTTTGTTAAAGCCTTTTTATCATACATCTCCCAAAGCTCTTTTTTCACTTTGGAAATTATTGCGTCAAATACATAGGAAAAACCGCTTATATCATACATCTTCGCTCCTATCGTAAGCTAACTCCCTAACCTTGCCTGCAACCCTTATAGCTCTTGTAGGAGTCTGTCTATACCAAGCTGAATTTAACATCTCTCTATATGCATAGCCATATTTTTCTTCTTTTAGATAAGACAGAGTCTTTTTAAATTTAAGCAATCCTTCTACTCCAAGCTGATATGCCATATTGCAAAGAGCTGATTGAACTTTTGGAGGTAAATCTTTAAAGAAATCTATATGAACGGATAGAGAGTCGTATATTATCTCTACCTTTTCTTCAAGAACTCTTATAGCTTCCGATTTAGTAATGTAAGTAAAACCAAAGCCTATAGTTACCTTCAGCTTTTCAAAATGCCTTTTTATTATTTCCATATCTCTTTTGCTTACGCCATACTTCTCTGGATATCTCTCAACCAAAGGGTCTATATACGGTTTTTCGCTAAATCCTTCATCTTTTACTAAATCATTTACCGTTTCTTTTATCACTTCTTCTTTCATCAAACATCTCCTTTAATTCCTGATACGTGTTTTCAGCTCCTATCTTCTCAAGCAAAAGAAGCTCAAGAATATACACTGCTCTTATTCCCTGATGAGCGACAGCACCGGCTATTCCTACCGATAAAACCTCATTAAAACCATATCCGCTACACACAAGAAAAGTTATTATAGCTATAGTTGAAGCCGTAAGAGTGTCCATTATAAAAACATAAATCTTCTGAATTAAACTTAATCTTTTTAAATCTCTTCTTAAATAATTGCTCCAAGCACCAAGCAATCCTATAGTAACTACAGATATTGCAGTAAGAATCGGTATGTCGCTTAGATTGTTATACTTCATTTTGCATCTCGTAATATAGCTTGTTTCTATCCTCTTGGGTCAAATCTTTAAAAAAGAATCTAAATCCAAATTGTTTCCCAATATATGGATTTGACCTTGAACCGCCAAAAAGCCATTCTCCATTGCTTGTGCTATCCCATCCTGGCTGAACGTTTGTATTATAAGTTCCTACAAGATTCCTATCTATATATAAATCCCATCTTCCTCTATTAGCTTGTATTATTGCGTGATGCCATTCTCCATCAAGATATTGTGATATATCTATAGAATATTCTTCAAAAGTTCCACTTGAAGTTCCATCTGAAACTTTAAGCCACCATTTGTTATCCTTTATTCCTGCAAAAAAACTCCCCAATCTATATTGATTGTAATTTGTCAATATCACACTTTCTCGTCCATCTCTTTGTATATCTGAAAACCAAAATGACAAAGCATACTCTTGTTGCCAATTAAGTTTTAAATCAAACGCAACAGCAGAACTTATTGAGTAGTTTGCTACATTTACACAAAATCCACATTTGCCTCTTTCAAAGGCATAATCAGGATATCCGCCTCTTGTTTGAACATTGTTACATAAATCATTATTATTTCCTCGTTCTGTAAACATTATCGCAAATGCTATACTACCATCTCCCAATATATCGCATACGTGTTCGTCCTGGCAGGTTTTATAATTTGGCTTGTTGCTACCGCCTTCATCGCTATTTGCTTGATTAGAATTGCAACCATCCGTATTTACGTTTGTCTGCCAGAAACATTCTTTATTCACTATATCAGTAAACAGCTGAGAGCAGGGATTCTTGATAATAAGTCTTCCTTTCATCAACGGGTCAAAGCTTCCTATATTAGGTCTGTCGGCAAGTCCTAAAGTATTTGGTTTGCTCCATGAGGAAGATATGCTTATAGAAGTATCCGGAATAAGAATATCGCTTCTTTTTTCAAGAAAGCATAGATTAGTTTCACAATCGTCGTTGCATATTTCATTATAAGTATCAAGAACCAAAACTCCACTACCGCTTCCATTTCCTTGATTACTCATAGAAACAGTAGGGTCAATCTTTCTAAAACCGTCTGCTTCGCTTTTTGATATAGTCGGATTGTATTGATATATCAAATCGGTTATTTTATATTCTTCATCTTTGTAATATACATATACCGACTCGTAATCGTCGTAGGTTTTATACAGCAAATCTTTTATAAGACCGAACTTTCTCATTGATAAACCTTTTTCTTTGTATATGGAATTATCGTCTCAAAAGGATTCATATCTCTTTTAACACAATCCATATAAAATTCCTGTAAAACCCACACTCCTTCTCCTTCTCCGCTTCCTTGAGAATTACAGCAAGAATCCGTATCGACTACATCAAATCCGTTTGCGTATCTTTTTGAAATATTTGAGAAATATTTGTATTTAAGAGATGTTGCCATACTTCCCACATAATACTCTTTAACTACCGCAATATCTCCGTCAATCTGACCAACTACCTTTGCTATCAAATCTTCAACTGTATCAAAATAGAAAGTAGTCATATCAGTTCCTTTTTAATTCAAGCAATATATCTATATTATACCCTATGCCTTGATTATTTAAACCTTTTGAAGCATCAAATAGATTAACTCCATATGCCTGACATAATTTGTCGTTTACTTTTTCAAACTTGAAATCTCCAAACTCTATCTCATCAATATTGTTTAAATCTATATTTAAAATCTCTATTGGATGTTTTATATCATATTCTTTATCGCAGAAATCATAAAAGAAAGGCATATCATACTCCTATGTCGTCAAATCTCTTAGGCTTTATGAATTCATAGCTTTTGCCTATTCTGTATTGAGGCTTTGAATCATATAGCTTCTGACAGCTCAAATAGAATCTTTGGTAATGAATATTCCCCATAGACGAATCCTCTGAATTATCGAAACTTCCTCTTTGCATTGCGTTAAGTCCGTTAATAACAGCTTCCTCTATATCAAAATATTCCTTTTGGCTTAATCCTTCAACAGACGGATATACGATAGCTACAACAGTTAAATCTTTGGAATCAAATTTCTTAAGAAGCTCGTCATTTAGAACTATCAAATCTCCATCAATTGTTACGTCAAAGTAATCAAACAAAGAGAAATTATCTTCATCTACTATATCTATGATATCTATAAATCCTGAAGGGAATGAAGCGGATATATCGTATTTATTCTTTGTCTTATCGATTGTTATCGTTACGCTTTCCCTGAAATATCTTGTTCTTCTTGCTATATCGTCTATAACAAGCCTTATTTGCGTTTTTAATTCATCATCATCTACATTTCCGCCTACAAATCTTATTCCAGTGATATTGTTCTTAATTCTGTTTACTATATCGTCTATATTCATCTTAGCTCCTTTTAGAATATATACGGATTATTCATTGTTTCATTGCCGTTTAAATACGCTTCTACGTCTTTGTTCCCTCTTGACTCATATCTTGCAGGTGCGTTTGTTAAATCAATCTGCGTAAGCTGTGCTATTGAATCAACAACATCGTCGTGCTTTGAAAGAATAGAGCTGTGAGTTATTCCCATAAGCTCTTTTCTAAATTCTGCCACGAAAGACTTTATCCTGTTATTAGGTATCCATAATCTGCCAAATGATATTATCGGCTGTAATGATTTAATAACAGAAAGTTTGCTTTTTGTTCTTGGAATCATTTCAAGATTAAAGAAAAAACCTTTCTTTACCATCTCATTCTCTATAAAAGTCTTCATACTTGCCTGAAATCCAACCTTCTCAACCACAACGGCTTCTGGCTTGTATATATATGCGAAATTGAATATATATCTTATAGTTTCATCAGGCTTTATTCTTCCAAAGAAACCGTCAACCAAAAACCAGTTATTTTCATAGATTCCTATTACGGCTATTGATGTATAATCTGCTGTTCTTTTCTCACTTACAGCCAAATCTACAGATACATAGAAAGTAAAATTACTAAATCGCTTCTCAAGCTCATACCAGTCAAATTCCTTAAGATTATTTATATCAAACAATAATCCTTCTCTTGGGCTTACTTCCAACATATACTCCTGATAAAACGTTAATTCCTCTCCTGAGCTTTTATACGTATCATACATCTTCATAATGTAGTCGTAAGTAAATCTGTCTTTCCAAGCGGATACGAATTTTCTGCTATCTACTGGAAATTCTTCACAAGCTGGAAGCTGTATAGCTTTCCATTCATCAGAATACAGAAGATTTACAAGAAGGGAGTTTTGATGCAAAGGAGTTCCTATAAATATTATCTCGTATTTATTAGGATTGACAGACGGAAGAACGCTACCAAAAAACCATTTTTTAAGTTTTGCAAGAGTATCGGGATTATCAACTATCTCTTCATTTTCCAAATCATCGACTATTACAATATCAGGTCTTCCACCGCCTGCCTTTCTACCTCTCAGTTTCTGTCCGCTACCTTTCCCCCTTACATAAACTCTTTTCCCTCTTGTCTTAAATATTATTATAGGGTCGTCATCAAGTCTTTTCCTTATAACCTCTATATGTTTGCTAAGTCCTTCGTTTTCTTCAAGAACTGTAATTATATGCTCAAGTATATCCCTAACCTGTCCTACTGTGTCGCTTATTAGAAGAACATATTTAAATTCACCGAAATTTGGCTTTCTACCGCCTAAAAATATGAAATACAAAAGAAGATAAACGGCTACAAGAGAGGTTTTTGAAAGTCCCCTTGAAGCTTCAACTACTTTATGCCTATGCTTTGTAAAAATATGGTCTATCATCATAAAATGTGCTATTGCCGGCTTATTGTCTTCTTTTATGAACGTAGAGAACCATAGATAGAAGGCTATGGTAAATTTAGAGGGCTTATAGTTTAGATTATCATACCTGCTTCTTGGAATTATCATCTAACATATCCATAAGTTGCTTTACATTGCTTCCTTCTACTTTCTTTGCAAGAATTTCTATTCTTTGCTCTATCTCTTTTTGTTGCTGTCCTACGTTTATATTTATCTCAAGCTCCCTTCCGCCTTCCTCTTTCCTTGTCTCTTCCAAAAATACCTTCATATAGTTGTGTCTGTATTTGATAGGAACACAAGGGTCTAAAGCAAGCTCAAGAGCTTCAGATAAAACCTTGACTCTGTCAAAGAAGAATATCGCATGCAAAGAAAGAGAGAAAGTTGAGATGATGGCTTTGTAAATCTTTGAATGCTCTATCTGATAAGCTTTGTTTGTAATATATTTTGTCTTTTTGTCTTTGTAGTTTGGGAAAATAGATAATACAGCAGTGGCTCTATCTTCCCCTCGTGAACGTTTTACCGCATATCCGATTATTCTTACTACGTCTTTGTATTTTATTGGAGAATAGTTCATCTCCTCGCATACTCTTACTATATCTGCAGGAGCGAATATGTCATGCTCCAATTTAAACTCTTTTAGAAGCTCTTCTACATACTGAACCTTCTCTTTAAATGTCAAATTAGCTCTTGGAGTCATATTAACGTTACTCCTATCTTATCGGTATCTACAATAAATTCTTTTGTCTCTTTGTCAAAATTTACAAGTCCGGCGTTAACCATAGCAAATACATAATCTTCAAAATGTTTCAAATTTGGATAACTTGATTGATTTATAAACGATTTAGTATCGTATCTGTTTAATCTAAATCTTCCATCTCTTTTCTCTAAAGCCCATTCAACTATCTCAAGGCATACTAAGATTGCACCTGAAGTTCTTATGCTTTTGCTTACAAGTTTTTTAACCAAATCAATAGCATACTCTTTCTTTATATATAAAACCTTCTCTTTCTTTCTACCCACAGCTTTTTCCTTTCATTCTCCAAAACGTTCTTGCTAATGTAGCTCTTTTTCTTGTAGTCGGATTTTTGCTTTTCATTCCCTTTTTAATACAGGCACAAGTTACCTTTCCACCGCAATACTTTGTAAAAGCTCCTTTCTTTAGATTCTTTGGTATCCAGTTTGCCATAATCTACTCCTTATTAATCTTCTTAATATATTCTACCAAATCCATAAAATTCTCAAAATCATCTTTAGTGCATTTTTGTCTAAAGCTTTTTTTATACATAGTATGAAATGCTATATGGCATCTTTTGCAAAGACACACTCCGTTTTCCAAATCTGTTCTTTTGTATGGAAAATAATAATAAGAGTCAAGATGATGAGCTTCTCTATGCTTGTTTGACTTGCATACTCTGCATACTTTGTCTCTTCTTATTACTGCCGCTCTCCAAAGCCTATATTCCCTTGTTTTTCTGTAATTTGGCTCTGATTTCATTTACTATCCTTTTTTCCATTACGCTTTGACCTTTCTTTTTGAAATAGAACATTCCAAAATCTCTTACTGCTCCATAATACACAGTAGCAAGACATCTTCTTGGATATGCAAGCAGTCTGTCCTTTAAAGATACTTTTGCATTTGAATCTATTACCGCTATTAGATTCCTAAGAAATGCTGTATCTGCTTTATCTTTATCTTCCTCTGTTTCTCCCATAGCATACATAAAGTCGTGAATATTGCAGACAAGCTTTATATCAAGACCGAGTATCTTATCGGGAACTTTTAGCATCTTCCCACCGCAACCATTGCATATAACCATTTTTTGGGCTTCGTCAAGCAAATCCCATCCTTTAGGAAAGTAAATCACGGCATAATCTCCTTATTTAGAATTTTTATTCTTTTGTTATATTCCTCTTTTGCTTTTGCAAAGGCTTTTAGCTTCATTGCATCTTCTTTGCTTATAGCGTAATGAGTTTGATTAATCTCTTTTAATTTAATCTTTATTCCCAAATCAAAAGTAGGGCATCTATGCGTTACAAAATACCTTGAGCATCCGGAATTGAATATAAGAGTAATGCTTATAATAACAAAAGGAATAAGACTTGTAGCTACATACCACTTTACTACTTTATAGTTTAATTTCGATTTCTTTCTTTGTTTCATCTTTATCTAACTCCTTTGTAAAAGTATCTTTTATATTATCTTTTATCTCATACACCTTATCGTTTATCTCAACCATCTTGTTTATATCTATTTCGTTCTTTTTAAAAGAGAAGAGAGAGAGAAGGAAATTAAAAATGGATAATATTTTCTCTATCATTTTAATCCCTTAAGAACCGCTACGGCAACTTCTATTGCAAGATTAATTAGAAAGCTTTTACTGCCTTCTCTTATTCTAAGCATTGCGTTGTGAACTCTTTTCCTCTTCTCCTCTCCGCTCATATTTGAATCCATAAGACTATAAACAAGCCTTTTTGTAGTTGAATACAAATCGCTTCCGACCATAAACTTTGTAACTCTCTCTAATACTACAAGCCAAACTTTACTCATTTATTCCTCCTTTTGTGAAATCTGCAACATAGTTTTCGTTAAAAGCACTATCATCGTAAGAAGAAAACAGCATCCTTAAATACTGAAAATTACCAAGAAAACCGTTTAAAGTAATCAACGGAGTTTTTGAATTATCAAAATTTGCTACATTCCCTGAATACACCTTTGTCCCGTTGATAAACGCTCTAAATTCTCCATTTGAAACTATACATCCTATATGAACCCATTTACCATACCCTATAGGCTCATTATGAGTATAGTCGCATACTGTGTTTCCTGATTTATCATAAACCCAAAATCTTATTTTTTTATCTGACGTCATAGATATACTTATATTTGAAAGATTATCATCTTGAAAGTCTTTATCAGTATATAAGTGCACTATATAGTCAGTTAAGTTTTGCTCAGTTGAAGGCATAAAATTAACAGTAAAGCCAAGAGAAGCATCAGAATATACATCTGGAGAAAATTCACATTCTATACGTCTATCTGTATCATTGTCAGATTTTATTTTTGAAAAATCTATACATTGAAAATATCTTCCTATAGAATACGACTTTATCTTCATTTCATTTTTGCTTATTCTTTGAACAAATTCATATTCTTCATTATCATAATCCCAAAAACTTACTTCAAACGGGAAAAAATAATCGTATGTTCCATTGTTTGCCGGATAGTCGTCATCGCTGTTTTCAAGATTCATACTTAAAGTTAATCCGCTATCTATAAACCAAGCTGTTTCATTGTTTCTTGAATAGTAGCAAATCCATCTGTTTCCAGTATTTTTGTCAAGATATATATCTCCTACGTTTGCCTGAATATCTTTTCTCGGTATTCCGTAGCCTTTAATCATATCGTCTCCTTGATTATTATTGCCACTGCCACCTGATGAAGAGACATTAAACGGCGGAGTAACGTAAGCTATAGGTATCTCCACCGCAGTTCTGTTGCCTTCATATTTTAGCCATACATCGTCAAGACTTGTAAGAACGTCGTATTTTCCTAAAAGAAACCAGCTACCGTCCTCTTCATAAGAATAATACAGATTCTCGGCATAGTTTCCGCCTACAAAGTTCTGAATAACCGTAAGTTTTCCATCTTGTTTTGGAATCTTTACGCTTTGAGTGTTAAGAATCGTCATATTTACTCCTTAGATATTTTTGTTATTCCAATCAATTTCGTAATATCTCCCTGCGTAACGTTTATAAACGTTTTCGAAGCGTCTATAGGAAATATTATACCCATATCATTGAATCCTAAAAAGTAAGGATTCATAGAATTTGAATATTTAGCGTATCCTGTGCAAGGAATAGCCATATAATCACCGCTTTGCTTTAAAAACTCTCCTCTGCTTGATAGAGAGGAACAATCAGCCTTCCAGCTTGCATATATAGCGGATTTAAAAAGAATATAAATTGAAGCGAGTCTTTCCGGATGGGAATTTATAGCAAACAACAGCATCTTTGGAATGTTTGCAGTGTATTTCATAAACGGATTAAATTCGTCAAATACTGCAAGCCCTTGATTTAGATTATAGTATGTAGGAAAGGATAGTGCCGTATATGTTGAAGCCTTTTTAGGGTCTTTAAATTCTTCAAGCTTGTTTAGATACAAAGCTATTTTTGGAAGCATTTCAAGGTTGTCAAATATATCTCCTAAAGCTTTGCCGTGAGGAGTGGATGAATCTCCAGCAAACTGCATAATTATTCTTGTTAGAGCTTCGTTTTCAAAGATATTTCCTATGCTTTCTCTTAGTGATATATTCTCTATCGTTCCGTCTATATATGCGTCTGTTCTGATTGTCGTTGCAAGTCCTTTTTGAAAAGCTTCGTGCAACGGATGATTTTCAAGCTCTTTTTGCAGTCTTTCATAATCTTTGCTTCTTCCTTCAAGCTTTGCGTCCACCAAAGCGTTTGATATGTTTCTGTATTCCTTAATCATTCTCTTTGCTTTCTTTAAAGAAGAGAAGAATTTGTCTGCGTTTGCGTGAACTGCATATAAAATCATACTTGATACGCCCTGATTGATATAACTGCTTAGCCTATATAGAAGTATCGGGTTTCTAAGAACTTTTGTAGATAGCACTACGCTTTTTATGATACCGTTTACAACTCTCCCGAACTCTTTGCCAAACAGTTTGTTAATACTGTTTCCAACGTCCCATCCTTTTGTTCCTATAAAATAGTGAGATAAAGTAGGATTGAAATAATACTCTCCGTATCTTTCAGTAAAAGAAGGCATATACTGGCTTACTGGCTTATATTCTCTTTGCTCCTCTGAAGATAGATTCTTAAACTGCGAAACGGTTATAAAAAGTCCAGAATCTGTTAAATCCGTTATCTGTTTTAGCATAACTGCATTTGCCTGCTCTCTGTAAACGTCATAATACATATTGTTTCTTATTATCTTTCTTATATCAAAATTAACCACTGGAGATATCGTATCTGTCTTTAAAGCGTTTGCGTTAAATACAAGATATCCGTCTTTTATATCAAGTTTCGAAAGCTTTATATCTGCTTTTCCTATTTTAACTTTCCTATTCTTGCCTATCTTTATTCTATACACTCTGCTTCCTGAATATTTCTCTGGGTCTGCGATTAAGAGATTTGGTCTTTGAACTCCAAGAAGCAAATCAGACTCTTTGAAGTATTTAAGATACACTTTCCTTCTGTTCTTTCCTTTTCCTACAATCATCTCTCCTATCGCATTCTCCGGATTGTCGTCAAGATACAGCTTTATACCGCCACCGCCAAGATTTATATCGGGATTTATCCCAAAAAGCACTTTATCATTTCCAAGATTAATATTCATATCATAGAATGCTTTTAATGAATAAATATTATCCACTATATCGCTAAAATGTTCCTCTACAAACTTTCTATTCTTTTCAAGCCTCTTAAATGCACTAAGCTGATTGAATACGTCTGTTAGCATATCTTCTCTATCTATCAAAGACGGAATTATCTCTCCCCTGTCTGTTTTTATTCTTTCATCAGTATTAGTCCATATTCTTTTTACGAATCTATGAGCCGTGTCTCTTGCACTTGATAATCCTTTGTTTCCGTTTGCCAAATCATC